TGCCCTTAACGCCATCCAACTCCAAGCCAAACTGATCGGTCTTGAAATTTGAGCCTGCTTGCCAATGCTCCCGGCGGCTTCCTGCTTGAGCCCGTCGTACCGGCTGACCTTCAAAATCAAAAGGATTGGCTGCCGTTCGCTGAGCAGCTCTACCAAGGCTTGACCGGTCCGCAACGTCAGGTCTGGGATGCACCCGAGCGTTTCAAGCTGCTGTGTTCTGGCCGCCGCTTCGGCAAAACCTACCTTTGCATCAGCCGCCTTGTCGCGTGGGCTATTGAGCATCCGGGCAGTCTCAACTGGTACGTAACCCAAACGTATAAATCGGCAAAACAAATTGCATGGCGCCAGCTTCGTGCCATGGTGCCGCCCGAAATGTTTGCCAGAAAAAACGAATCCGAACTGTCCGTCGAATTAAGTAATGGCAGCGTCATTGCCTTAAAAGGCGCCGAATCCGCTGATGCCTTGCGTGGTGTGTCGCTCAGCAGTCTGATCGTTGACGAAGCCGCTTACGTCAAACAGGAAGCATGGGAGATGGTGCTGCGCCCGGCGCTGTCAGACCAAGGCGGTCCCGCATGGTTCATTACAACGCCTGCTGGCCTCAACTGGTTTCACGACCTATGGGAACAGGCGCAGGATCAGCCTGACTGGTCAACCTTCAGTTACACCACGATTCAAGGCGGCAACGTTCCAGAAGATGAAGTTGAAGCGGCACGCCGCACGCTTGACGACCGCACATTTCGGCAGGAATACCTCGCCAGCTTTGAAACCTTGTCCGGTCGTGTCTACCCAGACTTCAGCGACGACAACATTTCTGATGAAGTGCGCGATACCGGTGGCCCGATCCTGTGGGGAACTGACTTCAACGTGAGCGTGCTGGCCGGTGTGCTTGGTAGCCGTGTTGGCGACACACTTCATATATGGGATGAGGTGTCCGTGACGCAGACCAATACTGATGAGGTGTGCGCCATGCTGCGTGATCGGTTCAAGGATCGGAAGCTGATCGCTTACCCAGACCCAACCGGCAGTGCTCGCAAGACTTCATCGGCTGGCCGCACGGACCATGAAATCATCCGCCAGTACGGTTTTGGCGTCGTGAGTCCCAAGGCGCCATGGTCGGTAAAGGACAAGATCAACGCCACCAACAGCTTGATCCGTAACGCCAACGGCCAGATCCGCCTGTTTGTCCACCCGCGCTGCAAGAACACGATCAAGGCGCTGCGCAACGTGACCTACAAGCAGGGTGCTGATGATTATGTGATTGATAAGTCGGCTGGGATCGAGCACTGGACGGACGGGCTGGGGTATCTGGTCATGTCGGAGTACAACCCGCTACATGCGAACGCGGGCAAGGGCACAGGCATCAGGCTGTATTGATGGCCGTAGGGTATACTCCTGTAATCTGTCGCTAGCCTGAAGCCGCCGCACAATCGCAATGTCCGCACCCCTCTGGCACGACCTTGAAGCCGCTTTTGACTCCGTTCAAGACGACGGCTCCTACGACTTCAACGAAGCCGCATCGGCCATGCTCACCGCCATTCAACAATGGCTGTACGACGAAGGCTTCGATGACGCCGGTGATGCACTAGAAGATGAAATCAATCGCGCTGACCAAGCAGAATAAACTTTGATCCTGCTGGGTCGGTTCTGTCCGTAAGGCTGAACGCCGTGTGTGGCGGTATCGGAGGCCCAGCCATCATTCCCCATTAACCTAGAACCATAGACTTTGTGCATGGCTAGGCGCAGAAGATGACTTACACCGGTTTCAGGCACTATGACCGGAATCTGACGCGTACAGCCACGCAGGTTCAAGATCCCAACGCAGCTTGGGTTGCGCAGGAAGCGCATTGGATCCTGATCGAAGATCTGTTGCAGGGCACTTATGGAATGCGCCGTAAGCATCGGCGTTACCTTCCGCAAGAACCCCGCGAGCAAGATGACAGCTACGACAACCGCCTAGCGCGTAGCGTTTGCCCGCCGTATTACCAGCGTCTTGAACGAATGCTGGCCGGCATGTTGACGCGTAAACCTGTACGCCTTGACGACGTACAAGATGTAATACGCGAGCAACTGTTTGATGTTGACTTGGCCGGCAACGATCTCAACATCTTCACGTATGAGTTAAGCCGCAAGGTTGTTCGCTACGGCCACGCCGGTGTGTTGGTTGATTTCCCAAGTCAAACTGACGACGAAATCCAAAACATCACGGATGTTGCATCTTTGCGTCCGTATTGGGTCACTTACACCCCGCGTGACATTCTTGGTTGGCGTTCTGAACTGGTCAACGGCGCACAGCAGCTAACTCAGCTTCGCCTGATGGAGCGTGTAACCGTTGCTGATGGTGAATACGGTGAAAAGCTGGTGGAACAGGTGCGCGTATTGCGTCCTGGATCCTTTGAACTGTTCCGCCAAAACGATCAAACGGGCAACTTTGAAATGGTTGCGGAAGGTACGACCAGCCTTGATTACATCCCGTTTGCTACCGCCTACTCCAACCGTGTTGGCCTGCTTGAGTCGCGCCCGCCACTGGAAGATATTGCCGAGCTGAACTTGAAGGCGTATCAGATCCAGAGCGATCTGGACAACATGCTGCACATTTCGGCAGTGCCGATGCTCGCCTTCTTTGGTTTCCCGTCCAGCGCCGAGGAAGTTAGCGCCGGTCCAGGTGAAGCCATTGCATTCCCTGCTGAAGGCAAAGCTGAATACATCGAGCCCAGCGGCAACAGTTTCCGCTCGCAGTTTGACCGTCTGCAACAGCTTGAACGGCAGATCAATGAACTTGGCCTATCCGCTGTGCTTGGTCAAAAACTGAGCGCCGAAACCGCCGAAGCCAAGCGTATTGATCGCAGCCAAGGTGATTCCACCATGATGGTGATCGCTCAGCAGGTTCAAGATCTAATCGACAACTGCTTGCGTTTTCACGCTGATTATCTTGGCATTCAGCAAGCTGGCAGCAGCTACGTCAACCGCGATTTCCTTGGCGCACGCCTTGAACCGCAAGAGATCACCGCACTGCTGCAAACGTACACCGCTGGTGTTATCAGCCAGAAGACGTTGCTTGACCAACTTGCCCAAGGTGAAGTGCTCGGCGACGATTTTGACGTTGAAGAAGAGCTTGAAGCAACACAAGCTGGCGGGCTGATTGAAATGGGCGGTCCCGAAAACCTTGGCGCTGAAGATGTTGTTGGCGAAGAAATGCCTAGCGATGAAATGATGCAATGACGCAATCCGGCGTAACACCCCGCCTGCTAAACGTTGAGCAGTTCAAGCGGCGCATTGATCGCAGGAACCCCGTTGCCAACATTTATCGCAATGCCATTGATCTAAACCGTTTCAGTAATGCTGTCGCTAAGCAGATAGTGCGTGATTACAACGCCATTATCCTTAGCGCCGTTGATGATCTGAAGCGTATTGATTTTGGTGAGGCTACTGCCGGTGCTGGCATTGTTAGCCCACAATCGGTACAGGCCCAGCGTTTACGCGTCATCCTTGCTCAACTCAAAGAATCATTAGACGGTTGGGCAGGCAGAAACACGGCGTATGTAGCCACGGAGCTACAAGGTTTAGCCGAGCTGCAAACCGAATTTGTCACCGAGCAACTGAGGCTTGCGATTGAAGGCGGCCAAGTTGGCGCACGCGGCATTGAACCCAGCGTTGTCGCTCAGCAAGCTGTCCGCACTGTTGAAGTGTCGCCAAACTTTGCCGCGACTGTCGCCACGGTTGACCCAACCGATCTCAACTTCACGCTGCCTGGCACGGGTGGTTTCAATCTGACCGCTGCACAAGGGTCAGCCATTACGCTTCCTAATGGTGAAGTTGTATCAAAAGCCTTTCGTGGCCTAGCCGAATCGCAAGCGCAGCGTTTTAACGCCATTGTTCGCACGGGTTTATTGACCGGTGAGCCGACACCACAGATTGCCCGCCGCATGGTCGGATCGCTTGATTTTGGCCAGCTCGCAAAAACAGCACGGCAGCAAGCCCTAGCCGGTGGTGAACTAACCCGCGTGGCTGACCATCAGGTACTCACCATTGTGCGTACTAGTGTGCAGCAAGTGGCCAATGAAGCCAGCCAGCAAGTGTATCGCGCCAATGAAGACGTAACGCAAAAGTATCAATACCTTGCCACGTTGGATAGCAGAACATCAGCGATCTGCCGCAGCCTTGACGGCAAAACATTCAAATACGGTGACGGCCCTACGCCGCCGGTTCATTTCAACTGTCGCAGCACAACAATCCCTGTCATTGATTACCGTGCCCTTGGCCTGCGTCCGCCAGAGGAAGTAATCGGACCTGCAAGACGTGCTGCAGAAGGTGGGCAAGTTTCAGCAGACACCAACTATGCAAAATGGCTGCGTGATCGCCCCGAAGTACAACGCGAGATCTTTGGCAGCAAGCAACCCTATTACACAATGCTGGTGGATAAATACGGCCCCGAAGGCGCTCTGTCCCGCATGGTGCGTGATGACGGCAGCGAAGTTACGCTGAAACAGTTGCAAGAGCGTTATGGCAAGCCCGCCGCTTAGGCATTTCAAAGACGGCTACGTTTACAGCGATCCTGTATGCGCCCTAGTTGGCGAAACATGGATCAACGCCATTTACACCAGCGAAGGCTGGTTCACACCTGACTTAGGCATTAAATTGGATGCAGTTGCCGAATGGCGTGATGCCTCTGAAGAAAGGTCGGAGCAAGAAAGTCATTCAAGAAAACATCAAACGCGAAATCAAGGCGGGCAAGCCACCAAAACAAGCGGTCGCAATCGCGTACGCAAAAGCCGGTAAATCACGCAAAAAGAAAAAGTAATGGCAATCGGCATTGGCTCACGCGTTAGCTGGATTTACCAAGGCACGCGCACTTACGGCACCGTGACCGGCAGGGCTGGCAATCGCGCCACTATTGAAAGCCCGTCTGGTGGCAGGATCACACGCGTCGGTAGCAGCGACGACCCGATTTTGCGTATTACATCTGAATCCACCGGCAACCCAGTTCTGAAAAAGCGATCAGAATTACGTGAAGCGCCTAAACGCAAATGAAGGGCAAAATTTGGGAAGGCAGCTGTACCTACCTGAAGTGCGCTGATGGCCTGATAGAAGGTCGCTTTTTGTTCCCTGTCCCCAATAGCCCTGAAGGTCTTGGTGCATTGATGGGGCGCCTTGCCGAAGGCGTTGAAGTCATCACCTGCATTGAAGGCGACGATGAAGACGACGACGAAGACGACGATTAACGGCCTTCGCTCTGGTGTATCCGATCCTTAAGCTCAGCCACGTACTTACGCAACGCGTTGGCGTTATCCGCGTGCCACCGATCATGGGTCTTTAGATATTCCCGCGTGTGCAGATCAATGGCCTTCAATAGGTGATGAATGATCGGGTTCCATGGTTCCCGCACTGGTGTATCCCATTCACGACGGGACATGACGTGCAAAAAGCAGCTTTTACTTATACACTTTGGCGGTAAACCCTACGGGTCACAATGTCTGAAGAACAACTGCAGGAAGCTACGCCGATTGCAGACAATACCGATGCTGAGGCGTTAAAGCGCAGCATTGAAGCTCTGGAGCGTAAAAATCACGAACTAATCGGCAAACTCAAAGCTGCCAAAGAAAAGGCCCCCGTCGTTCCTGACGGTGTAGATGTTCAGGAGCTTTTGGATTTCAAGCGCAAAAAGGAACAGGAAGAACTTGAATCCAAAGGGAAGTACGACGAAGCGCTAAAGCAGTACGCCCAACAGTTCCAAGAACGCGAGGAAGGTTACAAAAAGCGCATTGCTGAACTTGAGTCAAAGCTGACCGTTAATCAGCTAGACAATCGCGTTGTTGCCATCCTTGCTGAGCAGGGTGCCCATAACCCGCATGATGCGTTGCGCCTTGTGCGTGATCAGCTCAAGCTGGATGAAAACGGCAACCCCGTGGCAGTGGACGGCTACAACGAAGTGCCGATGGAGCAATGGGTTTCACGCCTCAAGGAAGAGCGTGGCTACTTGTTTAAGCCACCCACCATCAAAGGCTCTGGCGCTCCTGTCATCAGTCGTTCCGGTTCCGGTGATGTACCTGTCGGCACGAAAAACCCGTTCAGCCGTGAGCACTTCAACCTCACCGAGCAATCCCGTTTGTTCAAGACTGACCGCGATCTATATGACCGCTTGAAGGCTGCCGCAAACAATGCTTAATATGTAACCGTTAGACGCGAATTGGCTACGCCGTCCGTCATTGGGTTACGCCCGCATCGTAAAACCATTCTTGAGGATTAGTCATGGCGACCCTTCGCTCTGACATCATCATCCCCGAGGTATTTACGCCTTACGTCATCGAGCAAACCACTCAGCGTGATGCCTTCTTGGCTTCCGGTGTGGTGCAGCCCATGGCTGAGCTGAATGCCACCGAGGGCGGTGATTTCATCAACATTCCGCACTGGAAAGCAAACCTTTCCGGCGACTTTGAGGTGCTGACCGATAGCTCCTCCCTGACTCCCGGCAAGATCCAAGCTGACAAGCAAATCGGCGTGATCCTGCACCGTGGGCGCGCGTTTGAAGCTCGGGATCTCGCAGCCCTCGCGGCTGGAAGTGACCCTATGGCTGCCATCGGCGCCAAGATTGCTGATTACGTTGCTAACCAGCGTCAAAAGGATCTGCTGTCCTGCCTGCAGGGCGTGTTCGGTTCGCTGAACGCAAACACCAGCAGCTCTGCTTTCTTCGATCTCTGCATCGACTCTGAGTCTGGTGACACCCCCACCACTCTGAGCCCCCGCCACGTGGCTGAGGCCCGCGCCATTCTTGGCGATCAGGGTGACAAGCTGGCTGCTGTGGCCATGCACTCCAAGGTTTATTACGACCTTGTAGAACGCCGCGCGGTCGATTTCGTCCTCGCATCGGATTTGTCTGGTGGTGGTGCTACTGCTTC